CCCCTTTACTTTGGTGAACTTCCAACAGGTTGGTCACAGGAAGGTCTGCAAGTTACAATTACAAACAGAGCAGTAAAGTGGGGTCAAGACTTTTTGTATAAAGGATTTTTATACAAGATTGCTAGACTTGTTAACGTTGATGATTGGATATTGAGATTAAAGACCGGAGAAGAAACTGACAAACTTAGAAACTTACAAATCGATGGTGTTGAAATTGAAAACATGAGAGCAATGCAATCACTAGGATTTGAAGTAACAAGAACTCACACCGGAGAGTTCCAAGTTTCAAAAGATCCAGTTATGACACTAAGAGAACAAATCGAAGAGGAAACAAACAACGGTGGCACTGTAAAGAATCCTGGAAAAAGAGGAAGAGGTACTGCACCAAAAGAAGAACAACAAAGAATGCAAGGAGAACCAATGAATCAAAGACCATCAGATACAGGTGGAACTGCGCAAGGTAGCACAGCATCAGGCAGAGGAACTAGTATGTCAAGAAAAGCATACCCAGATGGAATTACACCTGCAAACTTTGAAATTGTAAAGACAACTTTGCAAACTGCAGTTGACTTTGGTTGGACTAAAACTAAAACAGTAGAAGAATTAAGAAAGAGCGGTATGACAGTAAGACAAGCAAGAGATATAGTTAAGAACGAATTTGAAGGAACTAAAGGTTGGGAAAATGACGAAGAAACATCATAAGTGTGAAAAGTGCAAGGATGAGGATGAAGATGAGTGAAGTTAGAAAACGAGGAAGAAAACCAAAAGAAACAAAGTCAGTGGAAACTAAACAAGAAAAGAAACAAACAAGAATAGAATATACAATGTCAGAGATTGACAGGTTACTTAATTTTTGCAACAGCGAAGAACAAGAGTTCTACGCATTTACAGCAGTTGACCAATGTCTAAAGAGGATAGTGAGCATATGCCGACAGAGTTAGATACTAACAAAGATGCAAACGTCTACACAAAAAAATTGTGGGAGAATCATCAGAAGAATGAATACACAAGAGTCAACAATTACAAAGAAGCATTATGTTTTGGTTGTCTAAAAAATAAAGCAGCAAATGCTACAGTAGTAGATGTATGTGGTGACTGTGCAGGAAAGAAAGGAAGAGAAACATTACTTGCAGTAGTAAAACAAAAACACTATGGACTTTGTTTTTTCTGTAATGAATACAGATTTGGTTTAGAACAAGTCAACTGTAGACTATGTAACAACTGTCATAGAAGAGTTGCAAATGTAACTAAAGAGTATAATAGAAAAGGTGGTATTCTAGGAACTGATCCATTCTGGCAAAGAATGAGAAAGAAACACGGTAAAGATTGGAAGCAAATCTTCTTTACTCCTGAGAAGGTAAGGCTATAAGATTAATTCTATCCCTTACAAAGTCATATTTCATATTAGATAAATCAATAAATGTCTTACCTATATCTCCACCAAGACATCTATCTATTTTAAATTTAAGCAAAGGTTTGCGTAAAAATCGTGGAAAGAACTCCAAATAACCCTTTTTGTAACGTAATTTCTTGTGTGTAACTAGTAAACAGTCTTCATTTATGTATTCTTGTTTAAAGTTTTCATTGCGTATATGGGTGATTGTTCTTTGATTTACCCTCTCCTTTTCACTGTTTGTATTGGTAATAACGTATATTTTCTGTGTTTTTGGGTCTATGTATAGGTCAATTAGTACGCATTCGTATATTATATCTTCTCTTTCTCGCCCATAATACTTGTCATATGTATCAAAATCTGGATATATGTAAATTGATGAAGCCACAACAAATGAAACAAAACCTTATTAATAAACGCTTTCAACACAAATTATGACTGATATATATCCAAAATGTGACAAATGTAAGAAAGTAATGTATGGTTATATGAATGATGAAGTTATTTTTTGGCTTTGTCCTCCTTGTGGTTACTTTCAAGGTTCAGCTAATGACCAGGAATTAGTAGACATGATCTACGATGATCCTTTTGTTGCACTCGATATGATCAAAGAAAAAGAACTTATTCCTATAAATTAACTTTAAATAAGTTATTATTGTATAACTGACATGATAAGAGCAATAGCAAGAATAGGTGGTAATTTTGGAGTATCATTTTTTTCTCCATTAGTTTCTGGAAATGTAGCAGATACATTATTTGATATAGGCATGACGTTTGAGCAAACTTTAATTATTGCATTAATCTCATCATTATTTGTGACAGGACTTACAATTTCTAGAGAGTTGGAGAAATTTGGAAAGAAAGAATAAATCAACTCTCCAAAAAATGTGTGAAATTTTGTGCCCATTATGCACTGAAGAAGATTCAGAATACAAATAACTTTAAATACTTACATTATCGCAAATTCGTATGAGCGAACTATCAGTTCTAGCAGTCGTCCTTGCTGCAGTAATCGCAGGTCTAGGATGGTCTACGTTAGGAATCTGGCAAAGATTCCGATCTGGAGAAAGCGCAGCACCAGATGGTAAGAAACTCGCAAAGAATCTTATCATAGGTGTTGGTCTAGGAATCGCAACTTTTGCATACACAACAGCAGTTGGTGATGCTGCTCCAGTTATCGACTCTACACAGGACTTTTTCGTGGCAGTAGGACTTTACTTCCCACTGATAGTCTTAGTAGATAAGATTATTGCCAAAACTTCTACAGAAATAGAGGTTTAACCTCCTTTCTTTTTTATTCAAAATATTTATATGCGAATAAAAGTTTAATTTATATATAATGAGTGATTTGGTTACAGACAGATTCGTTACTAAAAATTTAGTATTCAAAGAAGAATCTGGCGAAAGATTTTTTGAAGGCATACTTTCTGTTGAGATGTTAGACAGACAAGGAGAGGTAACTGTCGTAGATTCATTATACAAATGCCTACCAATCTGGATGGACAGGGGTGGAGCAATATCAGATACACATTCAAACAGAATAGTAGGAAAAGGAATCAATTATGCTAAAACATCACTTACAGATGAAACAGGAAATCAATTACCTGCAATTAAGATCATTGGTAAAATATTTAATCATACAAAACTAGACGATGAGATATGGCAAAAGATAAAGTCAGGGGAATACAAGGGTCTTTCATTTGGTGGTGCAACTACCTCGGATGCAATACCAATTCAGCAATCGGACGGAAGTATAGCATATCATTTAAAGGATATAGAAATGTATGAAGTTGCAGTATGTGAAGAACCTGCAGTACCATTTGCTTTAATTACAGAATTTAATCCAATAGCAAAAGCAGATGCATACAAAGTAAATGAAGAAGACACAGATGTTTTAATCAAATGTGAAGAGAAAGGTTGTTATGTTTCTAGAAAAAACAAAGCTTGTTGGGATGGATATGAACAAGTTGGAATGAAAGAACAAGATGGTAAACAAGTTCCAAACTGTGTAAAGAAAGAAGAAGAGGTAGAGAAAGCAGAATATCAAGGAGAACAAGTTACATTAAACAAACCAATGAGAGACAGTGATGGAGATAAGAAATTCAAAGTTTACGTTAAAGATCCTAGCACTGGCAATGTAAAGATTGTAAGATTTGGAGATCCTAATATGGAAATTCGAAGAGATGATGATGAAGCAAGAAACTCATTCCGTGCAAGACATAAATGTGATCAGCAAAAAGATATTACATCAGCAGCATATTGGTCATGCAAGATGTGGGAGAAAGGAACATCAGTAACAGAATACACAAGCAAAGAATCAGAATTAGATAGAGGTATTAAAGTAGAAATGGAACACACAGATGATCCAAAGATTGCAGAACAAATTGCAAGAGATCATTTGAATGAAGATGAACATTACTATACTAAACTTGAACAAGTTCATTTAGATAAATCAGAAATCACAAAACCATTGCCTACCAAATGGGGAAAAGTTGAATTTGAAACGTGTGAACAAAGAGCAAGAAATGATGATGATGTTAGAGATCCTGCAGGTTATTGTGGATCAATACAAAACAGAGTTGATAATAAAGCAGAAGAAGAAAACAAAGAAATGTTTGATGGTAGAGTTGGAGTAAATCCAATTGATGACAAAGATCTTAAAGAAATTTCAATAGCAAAAGAATGTGGTTGTAAAAACAAAGAATCAAATCCTGGATTAAATGATGGTGCAAGAGGATTGGGTGCAGGAAATACAGCACAACAAGGATCAAATGAAACAGCACAAATAACAGAAGAGAAAAAAGAAAGAAATGAAGTAAAACCAGAATCACTTGGAGATCCATCAAAACTAAAGAAACCAGGAAACGTAATGACAGACAGTGCTCCATCAATGAAAAACGAAATCTATATAAACCCTGAAAAGATTAAATTTGATAATAACATGGCTATCGAAGATATGAAAGAAGAAGAGAAAGTCGAACAAGCTCCTAAAGAAGAGGAAAAAACCTCCCATGAAGAAGAGCAAAAGGCTGAAAATGAAGACGGATCAGAAAAAGAAGAGGCTATGAAATCTCTAGCAACATCTATGAAATCAATTTCTGACAGCATTAAAACTGTATCAGAGACTGTAAAATCATTAGATGCAAGAGTTAAAGCATTAGAGACTCCAACCGACTTGCCTTTGAAACCAAAAGTTTCAGACAATGACGATATTGGAGCTGATGTCAAAGTTCCAGATACTTATCAAAGCAACTCTGTACAAGCAGGTTTGCATGATGACCAATCTGGAGAAAAGAAACCAGAATCTGATAGTGGAAACTTATCTATGCAAGAGAAATCACTCGGAACTGATTATACATTCACTTCTGAAACACCAAGACCATCTGCCAACATAACCAAAGCCGGAGGACAAACTTCTGCAGTCAATCCAGTATTGAAAGCAGCAAGATCTAGAGGACACCAATATATGGATACTCTAGCAAGAGAAATCCTTTCAGGTAAATTTGGTAACGAAGAAGAGGTATACTATTAAAATGGCTCCATCAATCAAAACTATTGACGAATTGGAGGCACTTTACTATGGTTACAACCGAAACCTTCTTAGAAAAGCAGACAGTCCTGTAACTACTTCAACCACAGGTGTATTCAACGCTATCTTTGGCGCATATGCATGGGCTCAACTAAACCTTGAAGCAAATGCATTTGGTATCTTGCCAAAGTATCCTTGGGATAAATCTGGTTGGAGGGTCATCACAGCAAAACCAACAGTCGATACTACACAAGGTAACACTAACTTAGGTGGTGTATCCGAAGGTGGTACTATTCCTGATGAGGTAAAACCAACCGTAGCAGAACTAGATGTTAGACCAAAGACTATGTCATTGGTATTCTCAGCATCTGAAGTTATGGAATGGCTTGCAACTCATTCTAAGGACGACATTTGGGGAGGATTAGGTTCCTTACGTTTGTACATGGCAGTTCAACACAAAGAGTTGATCAACAGAGCATTACTTGCTGATGTTGAAAACGATGCAGCCAATGCAAGTGCAAACCACTCTGGTACAACCAACTTTGAAACATTAGATAGAATTATTTCTTCTGATGCTGAAGAGGATGCACTAGGCGGTTCTTACACTGGATTCTATGATCCATGGGCTGCAAACGCAACTGTCGACCGTGATTCAGGTACTACCTACGATTCAACCGTAGAATCTGCTTCAGGCACTATTGGTACAAATGGTGTTTTGACCGATGATACCATCAGAACATTCTTACGTAAAATAAGAATTGCTGCTGGTAAAGATCCAAATGTCTTGTTAGGTTCACACGAAGTTTACAGCGAAATCCAAGGTATTTACACACCTCAAGTCCGTGTAAAGAACCCATATGGAGAACAAGTTGTTCAAATCGATGTTAACGGTATCAAGACCTTTGAGGGAACAGGAGTCGGTCTGCACGTAGATTCACTCTATGGAATTCCTTTCATTCCATCAAAAGATGCCCCAAGCAACTCTGCTGATTCATCAGAAGTTGGTAGATTATTTGCTTTGGACACAAGTGATGCTGAAGGATACGGATATCCAAGACTCGGATTGCAAATTGCAATTCCAACAGAATACTACGAAGCAACAAGAAGATCACCAGGTTATCCATTCATCAACAATGCATTTGTTGAGAAAGGATTATTCAGAACCATGGGTGAAGTCGTCTGTCGTCACTTCAAATCTCAAGGTAAAATTAGAGACATTAAACTCTAAAAGTAACCACAACCCTATTTTTTATTTTTGATGGTTTATGGTAACGCTACCAGTTTACATTTTTTCAATGTGTGCAGTATTAGCAGGTGGAAGTGTTGATTGTAATGAACATTGGGCAGTTTATGTTTATGAAGATATAGATGTTTTCAAATATTGTTA